GACTGTGAGATGGTCGCTGCTGCTGGTCTTGATGCCACGTACCCACGAGTCATCCATGGTCGCACCTTTGACACCAAGGAACAGTATGAAGAGGAACTAGCAGATTATCTCAACGGACTGTGACAGTCTGTCTAGTGCCACACGATATAGGCACTGCCCCTCAGACCCTGTATTATAGACACATGAAACAAACACTAGACCAAATCGGACTTAGCATCCGCTCCTTCTGCCTCGTCAACCCAGAAGCAGACTTTGAAATGATTATGGACTTCGTGGACAGTCAGATCGCTCCCTTTGAGGCAGACGACGATCTTGTAGACCTTGCCATGGAAATCATGCTGGAGTGTGACGCTCACTGAAGTGACACAGCAGGGATGGCACTGCCTCCCACAGCCCCTATAATAAGGACATGAAAAACATTCAACGCCACGGCATCTTCATCACGACTCAAGACCCCTCCCCTAGGATGCAGTCTGTGATGGAGAAGATCCAACGTCAGATGCAGGCAGAGCATGAATACAGGCAAGCAGTGAGAGCAGGACGCATCGAGCAGGTCCAATCCACTAACTGGAACATCAGCGACAGACACTAGTCCCTGACCCTGTAGAATTAAAACAACAAAACAAACCAACCATGTTTGCCACTCAACCAACCTCATTCAACACCTTTGACGAGTACGGTGCAGACTATACACCAACGATTGCAGGTGCCTACCGTATCGCTGCCATCAGGATTGGCAACCGGAGAGGGAGACCAAATGATTTGGCGTCTCACCTCTGGTCAACCCATTGCATGGGTGAGGGTCTACGCTGACGAGCAGGTTGGCAGTGTGACAGAGCAAGAGCTGGCACTGCTGGTCTGATTCTGACCCCTGACCCTGTAGACTAATCAAAGAAACAAACCAAACAAACATGTCTGACCCCTGCACCCTTGCTCTCGAAACTGACAAGCAACTGATGGCACTGCACGAGGACACGACCTTCAACGGTTGGGCAAACCATGCCACATGGAATGTTGCCCTTTGGATTGGCAACGACGAGACCATCTACCGCCACGCCAAAGAAAATCAGAATCTGGGCTATCGCAAGTGGGCGAAGCGTTGGATTGACGAGTACGGCGAGTACATCACGGGCGACGGCATCTCCTGGTTATCCGATGACGTAGACACCGACGAGATGGACGCCATGCTAGCAGAACTTTAATCTCTTAAGGTTTAGGGGGCCCCCCGCCCCCCTCCATGCTGTAGACTAATCAAAGAAACAAACCAAGCACCCATGCTCAATCCAGTCATCGTCCTCGACACCGACAGCACAGCAACCGAGCAGATTCGACTCTACCCGCTCACCCGCCAGTGCATGGTCTTCTGGCATTCACGTCACTACAGCACCCACAGTGTCCGCCGTCGTGACATGCTCCGCCTCCTCCTGAATCTGAAGCAGAGCGCAGGGCAATGGGTTAACAAGTACGCACTCAGGTGACCCCTCTCCTCTCACAGCACACACTCAAAGATTCTCATGCTTCGCCCCAACTCACACAGCACCACTGGTCAACTCTCATCAGGCAACGGAGGACTGAAGGGCACATGTCCAGTCAACGGAGGAGCGAGCACCACACACGCAGGCAGTGGGCGAGCATTCACCATCACCCCACAGACAGGGTTGGGTCGTCAGTGGTTGGGTGACAAGACTGCAACATCTAAGAGAGCAGCGGCACAATATAAAAAAGATCGTCGCGCTGCTGCTCGTGACCGTGCTGCTGGTATTTGGCAGACAGAGCGCCTCGCCTGTAACTACTGAGACAGTCGCCATCCTAGCACGTCCCCTTAGCGGTTGCCCCCTGTGGGCAGTTGTTAAGGGTTTTTTTATTATTGATGGGGTAGCCAAGCGAAAAACGATAGATACTATCAACCTACAAAACTTTGAAAGAGCTCGATATATATTGATGGAAATAAAAAAAATTCTGCCAGAAAAAAATCCCCCAGAAACTCGGACTACTCTGAGGGAGCAAGTATCGTATGTTTGGATAACCCTTATTGAGATACTGAGGATTACTGTGCTATATAAAGTAACTCGGAATGCATCGGATGACCAAAGACGACCTGTATAAGATTGGCGAAGAGCTAGGCATTACAGAACTTCTTACGGCCTCCGCTCAATTTGAGAGAGTAGATTGCGAAAAAATTTGTAAAGGTTTTGCAATGAAAGAAAGGCGTATTGAAGTCTCTGCAGCACTAAATAGGGCAGCAGATATGATTAGACTTCGTAATGCTGCAGAGGAGTCTCCGAGACTTCCAAAATATAATACCCCCAAAGAGTTTATTACATTTACCTAAAATGGCAGATTACATTCTAAGAGCAGATAGTCCTTCCAACCTTCAAGGAGGCAAGGTATATTATACCGAGGAAGGCACCTGGGCACAACTTAAGAGCAAAGCAAAAGTTTACACAGCAAAGACCAGAGCCACTGAAGCAAAGAACAGTGCCACTATGGATTGTGAGATTGTAGCACCTGACTTCGAGACTAACCAAGCAGTAGAGGATGCTGTATGAAATGTATTAGCCACATTCAGTATGATGAAGAGACTGATGAATTGATTGTGCCAATTCCAGACGAGATTTTAGATAGTCTTGACTGGTCTATAGGCGATACGTTACAATGGGAATATAATGATGATTCTATTTTATTAAAGAAAGCAGATGTCTGAGTTTAAATTTAATATCGTTGGAAAAGACGGTAAGGTAATTGAAGATTTAATGTTTGATGATATGGACTCTGTTGCTGACTATATGTTAGAAGCCGCAGACAAGTGGTATTCTGGACTACAAGATCCTGGTGATAATATTGTTATCGAAAGGATTGAGGATGGCAAAGTAGTATTTGAAGACAAGAGTAGCTTCGGTGGTAATGATTATGGATATGGATCTGAAGGACAGCGTACTGAAACTATTGACGCAGATGGACTCACTATCTTCTCGGATAGAGAGATTGGAGAGTCGAATGAAGAGAGTGCCGAGTGACTTTACGATTCGATATAAACCACCTGGTGAAGAGCATAAGAAGTTAGATAAGGTATTAGATTCTCTGCATGAGAGACTAAATACTATCGAAGATGCACAGAAGTAATGGGAAGATGTGCCAGGGTTAATGATACTATTAGCACTGGGCATGGTTGTGACACCACAGCAACTATTGTTGTAGGTAGTAACAATGTTTTTGTGAATGGGCGTAGTGCTACCTTTCAGGGTGCAGATATTTCTACTCATACGATTACGAATCCTTCTGGGACCGACCCTAAGTGTATCCCACACCCTGGGCAGAAGGTTAATGTGGGTAGTGCGACTGTTAGAGTCAATGGACTCCCAATGGCAAGAGTAGGAGACTCTGCCGACCTAGGAAGTGTCACAGGCGGGTCTCTGAATGTATTTGCAGGTCCTTGATTCTGTGCTATAATAAATGAGTTGATACAGAGGTAACACCATGGCAAAGATGTCGAGTTTCACCAGTAATGGTTACATCCAGGCAAAACCTAAAATGACTCGTCAAGGACGGTCAGTAAATACGAAGATTAGTGCTACATCACGCAACGGCACTAAAAAGCGTTATAGAGGACAAGGGCGGTAATGTACGACGAGGCACATATTAGGGACTGGATTCGCAGACTAGCGGTATTGCGTCCAGAGATAGGAGGTTTTGCAATCTGTCCCTATGCCTCTGGAGCAAGTTATAAAATTATTGAGTGTCCAGTTAACGACATCGAGCCTATGGATGGTTTTGATGTCGTTATTTTTGTTATTGAGCGTGAATTAGACCCAATAGATGTTGAGGAGTGGTGCGAATCTTTGAATGCTATCTATCCTGATATGATATTCTCAGAGGATGCTGCGGAAAAACTATCGTATATTGGGGAAATACAGACCAACAACGGACTCTACAACTTAATTCTGATGCAAAACAGAGATAAGTTGCGGCAAATGCGTAAAAAACTGGGGAATACCCCGTATTACGACTACTGGAGTGATGCCTTCTTACGGGAAGTGCTTGAAGATGACTACCAACTAATCAAAAAGGAGAAAACCCATGGCAACTAACCACGTACCTGACCACATTCCTTCGATGATGGAGGAGCAATTTGGCACTATAGTATTAATTACTGATACTAAAGCAGACCAGTATCTTGCAAAGGCATCTAAAGACTCTGAGGACTCTGACGAGCGCGACTCCGACATAACCGCGAAACTCCGTCAGTAACTGTGATAAATACTTTTGACTCGTAGTGGTGTCTCTATGCCCACCTTTCAGACATTTAAGGACGTGATGGTTACTTTTGGTAAGCATCCCAACACTGATGATGTTCTGGTAGCGAAGGATGAGACTGCTATTAAGATTGCGCTGCAGAATTTAATTATGACTAGGAGAGGAGAGAGACCTTTCCAACCATTGATTGGTAGCAGGATTCCTGAATTGTTATTTGACATTCTCGATTTTGCAACTGCTGCCACTATCACTGATGAAATTTATATATTAGTTGACCGATATGAGCGTCGTGTGCGTCTAGTTGATGTGGTAACTAACCCCAACTTTGATAGTAATGCATACGAAATTCAAATTGAGTATGAAATTATAGGCAGAGAGCTTGACTCGGGTCCATTGACAACGGAACTTCTTCTAGAAAGAACGAGATAATCGATGCCTTACTCTCAGTTAAACCAATTAGACTTCGGTAACATTAAGACTGCCCTCAAGGAATACATGAGGTCGCAGACGGATTTTACTGATTATGACTTTGAAGGTAGTGCATTAGCACAACTTATTGATGTATTAGCATATAATACTTATTATACAGCATTCAACACCAACATGGTGGTGAATGAAATGTTTTTGGATTCTGCTACTCTGCGTGATAATGTAGTAGCAATTGCCAAACAACTTGGATATCGTCCAAAATCAGCAACAGCGTCGAGAGCAGTAGTGACCTCAACGCTCTCTTATACCTCTCCAAATGCCCCTGCAACAGCGTTGCTACGACGTGGCAAGGCATTCACTGCATTATTCGATAATACCGTATATCAATACAGTGTATTAGATGATGTTAGAGTGCCAGTCAACAATGGCATTGCTATTATGGAGAATGTAGAAATCTTCTCTGGTAATATTGTTACGGATTATCATACCGTCAATAGCACTCTTCGTAACCAAAGATTTCTAATTAACAATTTAAACACTGACACTACGTCAATTCGTGTAAAAGTATTTCAATCTGCTCAGGCATCTTCCTTTGAATTGTATGACTATGCAGAAAATATTCTCAATGTATCCCCACAGAGTAAGGTTTTCTTCTTAACTGAGATTGAAGATGAGAATTATGAGATTCAATTTGGTGATGGTGTCTTCGGTAGGAAGTTAGAGAATGGTGAGTATGTCGAGATATCCTATCTCACCACTCCTGGACCTGTTACTAATGGTGCTAAGGTCTTCTCTTTCAATGGAGTATTGGAAGACCCATCTGTAACGAATCAAAACCTCAATGCGGTCTCTATTACTGTAACAAGTTTAACCACTGTTGAGGCATCTGCAGGTGGTGAAAACTCTGAAAGTCTAGACAGAATCAAGTTTAATGCTGCTAAAAACTACGCTACTCAAGATAGAGCAGTAACAGCAGAAGATTATAAAGCAATTGTAAGGAATTTATACCCATCTGTTGCTGACATTACTGCATTTGGTGGCGAAGAAGACAGTCCACCTGAATATGGTGTCGTAAAAATCGTCATAAAACCAAAATATGCGACTGCACTTACGTCTTACACCAAAAAAGACCTCGAAACTAAGTTAAAAAAGTATAGTGTTGCTTCTGTAACTCCAAAAATCGTCAATCCGTCGATTCTTTATGTAGAAATGACATCAAATATTTACTATGACACCAATTTGACAACTTATAAGTCAGATAAAATCAAATCGATGGTAATCAAAAACATCGAA